ATATCGTCCAGCGAAGTGTGGATTGGCAACAGCCTTTCCTGTCTCGCCTACTGGTCTATATAACGGTAGATTAAACGTAATCATATCGCCAGCGTGTAATAATGTGTTTCCATAGACGTTTAGTGTAAGATTAATGTTTTGTAACGCTAATCGTTGTGTTAATCGTTTTTGTAGATAATTTTCTTTTCGTACAAAATCATAGTCGTTATGTATCTTTCTTGTATTACTAGATACCATTAGTTTTGCGTTAGGAAAATCAGATAGGATTAAGTTCGTGTCTTCATAATAACTCCACGGTAATGTAAACTTAAATGATGACTTTCCGCCATCTGTATGTTCTGTATGAAACGAATTACCAAACTCTCTTTGATAACTGTAATCGTGTTCTTCAAAGGTCTTGTTAAAATTGTCTATGGTTAATAACTTACTTCCATACATACCTTCGCCTAACATAGACAGTGTATTTACAGGGCGATCAAACTCGTACTTGATGACGTTCTTTAAATCTTCTACGACATTGTTTAATCCTCTTGCGTCTTTGATGTTCGCAGGTTGTGTGTTATATTCAAATATCGCAGGTCTAGCGACACCTGACAATGCTAATAGACTTTCAATACTTCGAAAGAAATAACCATTTGCGTTTTCATAAAAGAGATAACCTGCGTTATCATAGTTCGCAGATAATGATGACTGCGCAAGATAATTAATTGTCTTAAAGGGTCTTAAATTAGGTACAACATACTTTTCATTGTTCTTTGTAGGTTCATAGATAAATTTCTTTTTACTACGTAAATAGTTTTGATCTCGTAATATTGTGTTTACACTTTCTTCCGTTGGACCTTTAAACGCTTGACATACTCTTGTCATATTGTTAAAAAACATTTCTCTACTTGTAAAGTAGATATTGTACATCTGCGCTCTTGGTTCCATTGGCGCCATTGCGTCTATCTTGTATATGTGAAACGGAAATCCTTCATCTCTTACAGCGTGAATACCCTGCATTCCTGGTGTGTTAAATGATAGTTCTAATTTTTCTAAACCTGTAATAGGTAATACTGATCGAAAGTCTTGTCCGTCAATAACTGTAATACGTCCCATAATACAATTATTAAAGATGTCTTCTGTAAGTTCTATTGCTTGTAGGATTCCTTTTAGATCAAGCGTAACTGGCTCACTAGTATCGCCATCTAAACGATAAGAAACAATCTGGCAAACGTTTAAGTTAAAATCCCCAGCCTGTTCTAATATGTCTGGATTGTTCTCATTCATAATTTATTATCTTCTAATTAATCTATCAAACTCTTTTACAAACGTAGGTAAATATTTTGGATTTAAAATCTTTATTTGTCTTTTACTATCTTGTAGTCTTTGTTCATATTCATAGTTTGATACTGATTGTGCTCCTGATGCGTCAGAATTAACCTCTATCTTATATGAATAATCACCTGGTCCATTTGCTGATGTTGTACCACTGGATTGATCTATCTCATAGTGATGTATTCCACCAGGATTTGTATATTTGTTTTTTACATAATCCTCAAACTGTTGAAATGATAATGGCCAATCATAATATCTATCTTTGATGTCATTAATTAATAAGATCACCCAATAAAAATCTACTGTACCATAAACTTTGTATGATACGATTTCAGGTGTTTCACCACTTTCTACATCATATTTGTCATAGAGAGCAAGATTGTCTTTAATCTTTTCTCTCACCTTTACTCTTTTTAAAAGATTGGTAACTAATTTTACATTACCGTCACCTTTTATATCGTAAATCATATTTGGAAACTTTGAAAAATACATTAGTAACCTGCCACAATTTTACTTTTAGTCATAATTTCTGTTTCTTTAAACTCTAAAGTCAATGTATGTTTAACTGGTGCTGCACCTTTTGCGTCTGGTCTAAATGTAGAATATTGTCCTTCGTTACCATATGATACATCACACTTCGTACAAACGACACGTGATATTTTGTTAATATGTTCGTTTTCTTGGTCAAGGTATGCATAGTGTATTTCAAACTCTGATGGTACTTTAAACATACGTGCACCTGTCATACTTAAATCAATCTCTGGATGCATATGATATTTAAATAAAAATATAATATTTTGTACTGCTTCTACTTCTTTTTCGTTTTTAGGCATAAAGTCAAAAGTGTAACTAAATGATCTAAAAGGTACACCTTCAAAAAACATTTCTTGGTGTGGGTTAATAGCAACACCAAATGCCTTTGTTGCTAATTTTACAGGATTACCTAATCCCATTTCTTCACCAAGTCGCCCTAAAATCTCTTTTCCTTTTTGTCCTAATATACTTGTTGATGACTTTAATCCTGCTGCTATCTTTTCACCAAGATCAGATATACTTCTCATATTACCTGCAGTAGCAGCGATAGCACCAGCAACTTCTGTATCTTCACCTTCGTGTTGTGCACCATATGATACACTAACACCTGAAGGCATATATAATGCTATTGCAGCAGTGACAGTTGAGTGAGTCGGAAACTTGGATAAGACTGAATTTGAATTTTTTACGTCTTTGATTTCATTTCCAAAAAAATCTTTATTTGATGATTTAAACTTGTTTACAGAATCAATACTTCTTATACCTGGATTTCTACCTGTAGAGTATTCATCATATGCAACATTACTAGGTTCTCTTTTAAAACCCATTTTTTCTGCAATCATAAAATCATTAGACTTTGCATCAAGTGTTCCATAATTATTTGAAATAGCGTAAAATAGTATATAATGTCCTGTTCCGTTATCAGTTAAGTCTAAAGGATATTGTACTCTACTAAATGATAATGGACTATGTTTTTGTAATTCGGTAGGACTACTAGGTACTTCAAATGGTGACTTCTTTAATAACTCTGCCGCCACTTTACCCTGTGATTGTGTGAAACCTGATGTTAAGGAGCTGGCAATACTATTATTCAGAAAGCCAGTTGCCATAGATTTTAGATGTGATGAAACTCTTTTTAACATTAATAAATATCCTTATAGTATTAATATTTATAATAAAATGAAGAAGTCTTACAAAGGAATTTATAAACCAACGTACCCAAAGAAGTACATAGGTAATCCACATCAGATTGTTTATCGTTCATTATTAGAGCGTAGATTTATGGTCTATTGTGACACTAGCGATAGTGTATCAAAATGGTCAAGTGAAGAATTATCTATTGTCTATCGTAATCCTATTGATAGAAGAATACATAGATACTTTCCTGACTTCATTGTCCAAATGAGTACCAATAAGAAATATATGATTGAGATTAAACCTTCTCGTCAAACTAAACCTCCAAAGACACCTAAAAAGAAAACAAAAGCATTTTTGCGTGAGAGTTTTGAATATATTAAAAATCAAGCTAAATGGGGCGCAGCAAAACACTACTGTGAAGATAATAATATAGAGTTTAAGATTATTACTGAAAAAGATTTAGGTGTTTATAGTTAAGCAGAATACTGCATCTTTTCTGTATATGAGTCAACACCTGTATCCATTTTTGTATAATTGATAGTAGGTTGACTATTATTAACAACTTGACTTGAATTAACAGGTGAGTTAACAACCGTACTTCCACCCATATTACCTTTTTCTATTGTAGGAATGTTTCTTTTTACTTTTGGTACAGTATATCGATTCATCTCATCATCTGGTGACATTAATTTTCTTTCAGGTATCATTGATTGTTCGGATTGATTTTTTAAAAATTCTCGTCTTTCTCTAGCTAATTTGGTAATTAACTGTCTACGTGTTTGTTCAGCATCATCTAAATTTTTTAAATAGTTAAATTGTTCATCATAAGATAATTTTAAAAATTCTTGCATCTGATCTCTATTTAAAATACCTGAAACTTGTTCTACATTTCCGTTAATAGTTTGTGTCAATCTAGGTGTTGTATATCCTTCTCCCTCTGCTTCTTTGAGAGCTTCTTCATTAGTTATAAATTGACCTGGACTAGCCTTTTTTTGTCTTTCTTCTGGATTTAATGATCTATCAGTATATTTTTCTTTTACACCAAATTCAGAAACTTTATTTCCTTGTTCTTTAGTTTCTGTAGTTTGTAATTTTATTTTATCCTTTAAAAATTGAGGTAATGGTAATGATTCAATTAACCCATTAATCGCAGTTTTAATTTTATCAACAAGACTAGAGAAGAAATTACCAATAGATTTAAATGTATTTTGTACAGCTTCTACAGCACCGTCCCATAAATTAATAAAGAATTGTTTTACACTTGCGAAAAAATTATCAATAGGAGCATATATACTATCTTGTAACCATTGATCTGCTGTTCCTCCTGGTCTCATAAATTCATATACAGCAATAAATGGTGCTTTAATACCATCTAATATACCTTGAAAGAAACTTTTTGTATCATTCCATAATTGATCTACACTAGTGCCAAAAAAGTTTAAAATAAAATCTCCTACACCTTTTAACATACTACCAAAACCACCAAAGATATTTTTAATACCTTTTATAATATCACCTGAAAAAATATTTACAATACCTTCTATAATACTTCCTAATCCTTCAAATAAACTAGGTAAACCTTTTCCTAATCCTTCTATAAATGTTGTTACAAATGGTTTAATTATTTTTTCATAGAAGTTTATTAATGGAGGAATTACATTATCTCTAATTGATTCTATTACAGGTGTCATTGCTTTTACAATACCATCCAATTGTGTTCTTAATAAAAATAATCCACCTAATAATAAAACAAGAGGTCCTTTACCAGCAAAAAACTTACCTATACCTTTTGTAAATTCAAAGCCTTTTTTACCATATTCACCCAATTTAGTACCTATCATTTTTGTAATTTGGCCTAGTCTTTCAGCCATAGGTATATCGCCACCTTCTAAACTACGTTCACCTGCAGTATCTTCTATTGCTCTTCTCTCATCTTTTTGAATTTCGTTTGCTTCTTGTACTTCTACTGTTTGTACATTTTGTGCTTCTTTAATATCTAATAACACAGAATACATTTTCATAATACCACCCAATATACCTTGTAAGTATTTTGTTTGATCTACGTTTTCAATGTAATCTAATTTTTGATTTTGTGCTAATGCAACCACAGGTGCGCCAACCACGTTTTGCATGGATTCTACTGTTGCTAATGCTCCTGCGTTTGCCATTTTTATTTTTTATCGTCTTTCTGCATCTTTGGTCCTGTACCAGCATATAAACCAAACCACGCAGCACCTGCGCCTACAACAACTGATACTAAACCAGCTTGTGCATTGTTTGGATCTGGTAAACTCATAAACCAAATTGTTACTTCATATAATAGGTAAATGTACGTAGAAATAAACACTCGTGGAAATATCCTCCAAGCGTCTATTGCTTTAGCCAAATCTATTAGCCATCGATACTTATTAGGTTCTTTTGTAATAGTATCAACTTCTAATTCTATTTCGACTTTCTTTTTAATCGATTCTTCCATTATCGTTGTGCCTCTCGTCTTCTTTTTTCGTTCTCTTCCTTAATGTATGCTGTTAAGAGGTTAATATAAACTTCCCTCTCCCACGGTAACATATTTTCAAGTTCTGTCAATGAATATTTATGATGTTGAAGTAATGCAAAGTTAACTTGATAATAGTTTTCTAAATTATCGTGTGAGAGGCCTATACGAAAAAAGTTTGGAGCCCTTTCAGTGTTACTTTACTTTTCACCTTTGTATTAGGGTTTTCTACTTCTACCTCGTGTATTAACGCTGGTATTGTATTAAAGAAATTTTGTATATCTTTAAAATTTTGTGAAGTTAAACCATCTAAAAAGTTATTCATATCTTCAGTTGTATAATCAACAGCATTAAATACTTTATCACCTTCAAATACTTGATAGATACAATTACGTATCGTATTAAATAATTCACTTGTTTTTAGTTCATTTGGATTAACAGAAACATCAACACTATCAAGTGTAGGATACTTCATAATTATTCCAATGTTTTTATCTTTATCTAAAACAATTTTATTTGTGTGACTATCATCTACTTGTACCTCTATTTTAGATACATCAATATCCATAGGTACATAAGTTTTATTGTCGTCAGGACATAACACATTAATTTTAGCGATCTCACCTACTGACTTTGATCTAATCTGTAAAAAGATATATTCTAAATCAAAAGTAGGAAGTTCATTTACATTAATTTGTCCAAAAGTACAAGCAGCGACAATATCTTTTAACGCTTGTACAACTTGTTTTACCTCTTGCGATTCAAGTGCTTGTAATAATACCTTTTCTTCTTTTACAAGAAATGGTCTATACTTTACTTTTACGTCAGAGGATGGCAACAATAGTTCGTATGATGCCGTATTGAGTGTCGGTAATGACATAATATATTCTCCTTAATTTATAATTATAAAAATGGTGGAAATACTCTTCCGCCCGTTGTTCTTCCAATAGGTAGATTTCTTCTGATCTGACCAGCAACATCTCTACCTACACGTTTCAATTCAGGTGGTAACTTATTCAATATACCACCGAATATTCCAAATTCACTTGACGCTTTAATCTCTGGTATTTTACCAAAAGATGAACCAGTAGTCGCATTTCCTATTTGGTCTAATGTCAAGTTTCTCCAATATCTATATTGCAATGTAATCGGTACTTCAACAATACCTTCATCACCATATGAATAATCAATAGAACCTATTGTTTTAGGATAGACTTCATATAATCTAACTCCATAAACAATTCTATCTCTATCTTGCTCAGCAGAATACTGTCCTAATTGTAATATATCAACTTGCGATGTATATTCATCATAGTAATTTAAATTATGAGTATTAATATTAAATATGAGTTTCTGCCAAGTTTCAAAGAATGCTCTTTGTCTTAAAAACTTATCGCCATAAAAAGTTGCCTCAATCGCATCTCCAAAAGTATATGCGTAAGGCATTTCTGTTTTTGGTCCATATATTTGATGTGGTTCAGTTGCAACTGTTCGAGGTGGCATTGTAATACTATTACACATCATTCCTACGTTTCTTGCAATATCTTGTCCACCCATTGCATTGATACCTGTATTTACAGATCCTGGTACATCACCTGTATCAGTTGCTGTACCAGAAGCATCAATTTTTAATTTATTTGGTAAAAATATTCTAACAAGATACCTTGTTGGTCTAGCAAATCCTTCGCCTTGAGCGATATTTGCCATAAATCTTCCTAAAGTAGTTTCTCTACTACCACCTTGTTTTTGTCTTAATCTAATATCAGCTTCAACGTTGTCTAAACTTCTATCTCTAGGTATACCAACTCTTATATCAAATGGACCTATACGTCTTCCGCCTCTTAAAATTGCCATCTATTTTACCTTTTTACCACATTGGCATCTTTTGCCAAAAATCTTTTCTATTATTTTATTAAACCATTTTTTCATTAATAAGGACTTCCCTTTTTAAATTGTTGTACTGGTAGATATACAGCTAATGCTGCTTCATCAAAATCTATTCTTAAAAAACTTGATCTGACGTGTGCATACAAATATTTTTTTACTGTCTTT